TCTCGTGGGCTCGGAGATGTGTATAAGAGACAGGTTCCAGAAACTGCACTCCAAAATCCCCCACGAAATGCACGTCAAAAATCGCTCAAAAAATTGCGTCAAAATTTGTGCAAAATTTTCGTGCGAAATTGAGTGAAAAGTATTGACAAAATTAGGTTGGTGTGGTATAATTATATCATGGAATAAAATCATAATAATTTTAAAGGAGAGAAAATAATGGCAAAACCAAAAGCAAATTTTTATACAGTGTTTTCGCACGCTGACAGTATGACATTTGTATTTAAAGACATATCCACTGCCAGCGCCGCCGTAAGTTATTTACAGTCACATTTTACAAAGCGGTATATTTACACAAATGAGAGTTACAACAAGTTTATCAATCAAATGCGTTATCAGAAAAATAAAATTACATTGTTAGGGATTTTGAACCGTTATAACATGAGTTTTAACAAACATTATGTTTATAATGATGTTGACCGTTTTCGTGATTTTTCCGACGTGTATTATATTGACGTGCGTGCTAATGATATAAGCAAGGGTATTTTGCAACAGGTTGTTTTTTATGATAGCCCACATCATGCAGAATATTTTTTCACACCGACAACGGACGAATTGCCTGCAAACGATAAACAAGTTGAAATATTGGTTAATAAAGCTAAATGGTTTAATGAGACTAATTTTACATTTGATAAAATGTTAATTAGATTAGTAAAGGAGTGAAAACAAAAATGTTGGACGTTTTGCAAATTATATTTATCAGTAGTTTAATCGCTGTTTTACCTATGATTTTATGTGATGTTGTGACGGCTCATTTTTTAGGTGAACGTATATTTTTTGTAGATTTAAGCGAGGAAGAGGAAAATAAAGACGATGAATAATTTATTGAAGTTAATGGATAAATACCCAACATTTAGGACGTGTATTGAAACGTATTTATTAGCCGTCATGCGTCATTATAAAAAAGTTGCTAAACAGTATTTTATAACATTAGATAATATGCTGGCTATGTTTGCGTATGATATGGAAATAATCACGACTGAATGTGCGTGCGATATCCGCAACCATTTAATTACATATGCAAAGACTTTTAAAATGAACATACCATAAAATAAAACGGGAGCGGCACACGCTCCCGTTATTTTGTTCCACGTGGAACAATTATTTTATAGTATCTATCATTTTAGCAGGTTTGAAAATAGTCTTTGTACGCCATACTTCAACTTCAAAGTCGTTGAATGTTTTGTTAAGAACGATTTTAAAATAGTATTCTGGGAATATGGACGCATACACATTTAGCATTTTTGTCATAGCATAATTATAATTATTAAAGTCCTGTTCTGTTTTGTAACCGTTTAAGTAGTTATGATATGTACTATTAAAATAGTATAAATCATATTCAATAAATTCTCTAAGGTTTTCATAAGATTTTATAAAGCATTTCACAAACATATCACCTCTTTTAAATTGTATCAAAAATCAGCTTAAAATGCAATAGTTACAAATGTAAACAAATTATGAATTTTAGAAAAAACACTTGCATTTTCTGAAATTATATGCTATACTAATAATGTACTCAGAAAGAGTACGAAAAACATTACAAAGGAGAATAAAGAACATGATTGTTAAAATGACCAACACACAGGTAAACTATGGCACAGTTAAAAACGGCAAGTTTACAGAAAACGACCCCATTATTTATGCAGGCGAAAGGGTATCGCTCACCAGAGCCAGCAAGCGGCTGAAAGCTGTTATAAAGGACGTTGACAGCATTGTTATACTTGCGGTCAAGACTTTTGAACAGCGTTACGAAATTGACCCGTCTGTCATTACTTTTAACGGCAAGGTTATTGAAACCGAAAACGCTACTGAAAGTGAGGAATAATAACGATGAATGAACTTGTAATTGCAGGACAGCACACCGATTGTTTTACAACTCTTATGTGTGCAACAAAAGAGGAAAAAACCCAGCTGTTTAATGCAGTGTCAAATTGTACCAACCGTATTTCTGACCATGTGAACGAGCCTATTACTATTAAGGATGTTTACGTTGAAATGGTTGAAATCGCAAATGAAGAAACTGGGGAAGTTTCTAACGTTCCACGTACAATTATTTTTGATACAAAGGGCGAAAGTTACGTGGCTTGTTCATTCGGATTTTTCAATGCGCTCCGTAAGATGTTTGATATTTTCGGACTTCCCGACCAGTGGGACACCCCTATTACCATTAAACCAAAACAGATACACAGAGGAACAAACAATATTCTGACATTTACTATTGAAAAGTAATGTTGACTATGAAAGAGGGTGGTTCCGATGTCCTAAATAATTTCGTTAGTTTCATATAGTTAAATTTAGAAATCTCCCTTATAATTCCGTAACTCACGGCGGCGCTGATAACGCCGCCGTTATTTTATCAAAAGGAAGTGATATATTATGATGTCAAGAAACGGCGTGTTTTACGGGAATTTAGTTAAGTCCCCGTATTATTATGAAATAGACGGGTACAAGTTTTATTTTACATCTAAATTACACGTATCAAAATTTATACATCGCATAGACACGTATAATTTGGAGTTGCGAGAAACGTTATCCAAAAAATTAAAATCTGATATTTTTGTTGACGATTTATTTACAGCGTTTATGTTGTACCCAAAAATCGAGACAAGGGGCTTTTGTATATCGAAAGGTGATGAGGAAATATGGCGAAACGTGGAAAGCGTAAAAATCAGCGGTCAAATAGGAATGTCAAAAATACAGTAAATCAAGCCATTGAACAGACTGAAAAGGCGGTTGAAAATACACCGGCAATAGTTGGTATAAGATGGGATAAAAAAACCAAAGCAATTTTGAATAAAACAGTAAAAGCATTTAACGCTAAGTTATCACGTATAGAAAAGCAGGGCAAAAATTTAGAAGCATTTATGCCCGAAAGGTTAAGCGTAAAGGATTTAAAAAAAGAAATTCAAACAAGAGCAGAATTTAACAGACAAATTAAACGTGCGCAAGCATTTTTGAAACGTGGAGCAGAAGAGGTTAAGGTATCTGAAAAAGGTTTAGCCGTTACAAAATGGGAAATACAGCAAATCAGAAATTTACAACAAAAAGCTGAATATGAACACAAAAAATATTTGGAGCGCATGAAAGCAGGTTCAAAAAAGATTACAACGAGAGCAGAAGAAGAAGAACGACCCGTACCAAAATTTGATTTTAAAAAGAGAGGTTATTCGGAATATCAGAGATATTTAGCAATGTTGCAAAAACGTTTGACGGGTGAATATTACAAGGACAAGCAAGAGTTATATTTAAAAAATTATATCCAGTCAATTTATAGATTATACGGTCAAACTGAAAAGGTTGATGCGTTAGTTGACCATTTAGAAAATCTTGGTGCTGATGAAGTTGTACGACAATTTTATCAAGAATTTGACATGACTATTGAGTTTACATATGATTTAACATTAGCACCAGACCAATTATTTGACAAATTAGCGGAAAAATGGTATAAAATAAAAGCGGAGTGATTGCAATGCAAGCATATACAGCAGATTTTGAAACGATAACAAATCCTAATGACTGTAGGGTTTGGGCTGTTGCATTGTGTGAAATTGAAACCGAACGATTTAGTTATGGAAATAACATTGAATTTTTATTTGAATTTATGCAACAAAATCAAGGTACATATTATTTTCATAATTTGAAATTTGACGGGGAATTTATAATATATTATTTGTTGACCCACGGTTATAAATACGTGCATGACCGCAAGAAATTAAAACAATTCAGTTTTAATATTTTAATGTCAGATACTGGACAATTTTATAGTATGGAAATTGGTTTTGATGTGGACGCAAAAGGGGATTTAATATCAGTTAAAATAATTGACAGTTTGAAAATTATTCCGTTGAGTGTTGACGCAATGTCAAAAGCGTTCGGATTGCCAATATCAAAATTGCATATTGACTATGATGCAGACCGACAACAAGGGCATGAATTAACGCAAGAAGAAATAGAATACATACAAAACGATGTTGTAATTGTTGCAAAATCTTTAAAATCATTATTTGAACAAAATTTGCGTAAACAAACACAGGGTTCAAATGCCCTTGCAGATTATAAGAAAATTTTAGGCGCAAAAAATTTCAAAAGATATTTTCCAATAATTGATTATGACATTGACGCAGATATCAGAAAATCATATAAAGGCGGATTTACATATCTAAATCCAAAATATAAAAGTAAACAAGTTAAAGAGGGCATTGTATTAGATGTCAACAGTCTATACCCATATGTATTATATACACAAAAATTACCATATGGTACGGGCATACATTTTGACGGTGAATATCAACCCGATGAATTATTTAACGTATATATCCAAAAAATACGTTGCCAATTTGAGTTAAAAGAGGGACATATACCGTGCATTCAATTAAAGCATAATTTGATGTTTATTAGTACGGAATATTTAAGTAGTAGTAATGATGAAATAATTGAAATGACATTAACAAACGTTGATTTAGAATTGATTAAACAACAATATGATTTATATAATGTTGAATATTTAGGCGGTTGGAAATTTAGGTCAACAGATAAATTGTTTAAAGATTATATTGATAAATGGTATGCAATAAAACGTCAAGCAACTATTGACGGCAATAAAGGTTTAAGAACTATTGCAAAACTAATGCAAAATGCACTATATGGAAAATTTGGTTTAAATCCTAATATATGTAGTAAATATCCAGTATTGGAAAATGGTATAGTAAAATATAAAAATGAAAAACCGACTATAAGGGATAGTATTTATATACCCGTTGCAACGTTTTGCACAGCATACGCCCGTTACAAAACAATTACATCAGCGCAAATGGTTTCTGACCGTTTTATTTATGCTGATACAGACAGTTTGCATTTAGAGGGCACAGAAATTCCAGAGGGTTTGCAAATAGATGACGTGGAGTTAGGGGCATGGAAAATTGAAAGCAAATTTACAAGAGCAAAATTTATTCGTCAGAAAACGTATATTGAAGAAATTGATGGGAAATTAAATATCACGTGTGCAGGAATGCCGAAAACGTGTTATGAAGAAGTAACATATGAAAATTTTGAAGAGGGTGCAACATACGGCGGTAAGTTACGTTTTATCCATGTAGCAGGTGGGCAGATACCCGAAAAAACAACTTTTACAATAACAAAGGGTTGACAAACGTAAATTTATATGATATACTATTATATAGTAGGACTACAATATTAAAATACGATTGTTAGTCACGGGAACCACGCATTGAGTTGCGCCGTGATTATTCCCATTGGTAACGGCGGCGTATTTGTTTTGTAGTCCTATTATTTTTTGAAAGGTTGATGTAAAATGTATTTTGAAATAAATCCGTTATTGACATACAACGCCAATTTTATTTTGGTTAATGGTGTGCGGTCAATAGGTAAATCATATGGTACATTAAAATATATGATTAAAAAATGTATCGAGACTAAACAAGAATTTGTGTATTTGTGCCGAACGCAAATTGAGAAGAAAAACGGAGTTTTAGAAAAGGCGTTAGATAAAGTAATATCAAATGAATTTGGAAAATATGAAATAACATTTGATAAGGAAAACGGATATATAAATGGTGAGGCATTTTGTTATTGTTTTGCATTAACGGAAATGAAAGCATTAAAACGGCGTTCATTTCAAAATGTAAAATATATGTTTTTTGATGAATATACATTGGAAAATAACACGGGATATATAAACGGTTGGCATGAACCCGATTTATTGTTAAATATCTATCACACTATTGACCGTGATGCAGATAAAGTTATATGTTTTATGATGGGTAACAATACTAATTTTTATAACCCGTATCATATGCACAACGCCTTTAACATTCCGAGAGTTGCAAAGGGTGAAATATATCATAATGGTAATGTTGTATTTTACAATGCGGATATATCACAGGAATTAGCGGAAAAGAAAAATAGTTCTAAATTTTCACAAATGATAGCTAATTCCGATTACGGCAGTTATGCGAATGCAGGCGAATATTCAGACCAAAACGAAACCGATTTTATTTCAAAATTACATAATAAAAATATGTATATTTGTACTATACGAATTGACGGTCAAAATTTTGGAATGTATCACGACCGCATAACCAACTATATTATTATTTCGGATAAATGGCAAGAACATTGTTCAAAACGATATGCAATAAATATTAAAGATATGACCGCCGATACAGTTTTATTGATTAAGCAAGATTACGTTTCAAAATTCATAGCTAAAAATATGAAATTTTCATCGCTGAAATTTGTGAGCATGGAAACTAAAATTAAAACATACCCAACATTGTATAAATTACTGTAATTTTAGTAAATTTTCATAATTTGTTTACATTTGCAATTTGCAGAAAATTATTGTAAAATGCTATAAAATGTTGTATAATAATTATAGGGCAAATGTTCCACGTGGAACAATAAAAGAGGTGTAAAACATGACATGGGTTGCAAGCAACGCATATTTAGGGTTAGCCGATATGCAAAACAACGCAAAAATTATCTGGGCGAATTTTAATGCAAAAGGCTATAGCCTAAACGCAACCGCCGCCATGTTGGGAAATATGCAGACGGAAAGCACCATAAACCCGAACATATGGGAAAATTTAACGGTCGATTATACAAAGGGTTATGGGTTGACCCAATGGACACCAGCAACAAAATATATCAACTGGGCTGGGGACAACTGGGAAAATCCCGACCGTGAATTAGACCGTATAACGTGGGAAATTACGAATAATGAACAGTGGTTCAGAAATCTGAACGCACCTATTGTTGACCCACCCATAACATTTATGGCGTTTGCACATTCCACAGAAACACCCGAAATATTGGCTAATTATTTTTTGTGGTACTATGAACACCCCACAAATATTAACCAGCCAGCCCGTGCAACACAAGCCCGTTATTGGTATGATTATTTAAAAAATATTGTACCCGTACCGTTACCCAAAAAATCAAAACTAATATACTATTTAAAAAGGTGGTGATAATATGTTTACAACTGAGGAATTTGCAAAACGCATTGGAAAACTTATCCCCGAAACTGCCAGCGATGAACAGGCGGCAGTAATTGAAGAGCTAAAAAAGGAGCGTGAAGAAATTGAAGATATCAGAAGTAAATCAGACGGCGGAGAGTGGAAAGAAAAATATGACAAACTGCATTCTGATTATATCAATCGTTTTTTCAGCGGCAATACTGATAAATCAGATACAGAAAATAATGCTGAGGTTGAAATCGTTAATAATGACGATGAAATCAAAAATATCGAGGATATTCTTTACTAATAAAAAGGAGTGATTTAAAATGCCATCTATACCCCGTAAAACAAAATCAATTTCAGAAATCAATACAGCTGATATGCTGAACAGTCTTGCGGTTAATGCTGGGTTGAATGATATGCCCGTTGTACACAGCGGTGACGTTCAGAGCCTTAAAGATTTTGGAAATGCAATTATAAATTTCCAAGGAAATTCTAACGCATTTTTGGGTGCGTTAATTAACCGTATTGGACGAGTAATTATTACTTCAAAAATGTATGAAAATCCGTGGAGCGTTTTCAAACGTGGTCTTATGGAATACGGCGAAACCATTGAAGAAATTTTCATTTCCATGGCTGAACCGTACACATATAACCCCTCAAAAACTGAAAACACAGATTTTAAACGTTATATCCCCGATGTTAAATCTGTTTTTCATTCCATGAATTTTCAGAAATTTTATCCCACAACGGTTAGTGAAGCACAGCTCCGACAGGCTTTTCTAAGTTTTGAGGGTGTAAACGAACTTATCAGCCGCATTATTCAGCAGGTTTACACGGGTGCAAATTATGATGAATTTATCGTCATGAAATATATGCTTGCTCGAAATATACTTGCAGGGCAAATGTATGCAGTTAATGTACCCCAGCCCACAACAGACAACGCAAGGGCAGTTGCGGCAACAATGGTCGATTACGGAATGAAAATTCGTTATATTTCCGATGAATTTAACCATGCACACGTCCGCACAAATACCGAGCTGTCAGAAATGTATATGATTATACCCACAAATTTCAACGCTATTATGGACGTTGAAGTACTGGCGCTGTCATTTAATATGACAAAGGCAGAACTTTTGGGCAGACAGATTGGCGTTGACGGATTTGGCATTCTGGATAATGAACGCCTTGCGATGCTGTTTGCTGAAAATTCTGATTACACGCCTATTACACCAGCGGAAATGCAGAGATTAAATAGCGTTGTTGGCGTAATGGTTGACAGAAATTACTTTATGATTTTTGACAACAATATTTTTATGTCTGATATCTTTTCACCCGTGGGTCTGTACTGGACGTACTATTATCATAACTGGAAAACATTCAGTACATCACCATTCTGTAATGCAATTCTGTTTACCACAGAAACGCCAGCGATTACATCTATCGCAATATCCCCAAATACTGCAACAGTTGTCAAGGGTAATAGCATAAAATTTACAGCTGTAATACAGTCAACAGGTTTTGCAGACAGTAGCGTGAAATGGGAAGTCAGCGGTGACGGCGTAAATGCTGTAATATCGGCAGACGGTACACTCACAGTTTCCACAGCTGAAACCGCAACCGAATTGACCGTAACAGCAACTTCTATTTTCGACCCCACAAAATCAGCTACGGCGGCGGTCACTGTACAGTAAAAATAATGTTCCACGTGGAAAATGTTCCACGTGGAACAAATTTTAAGAGGTGAAATATTATGGCAATTTCAAGACCCCAAAAACAAATAACTGTTAATGGTGTAACAGTTGTTAAATTTGAGCATTTATATCCCTACTTTGTTATCCGTAATGACGGGAGCAATACAATTTTTGCAAGCACGTCAAACGCTGAATGTACAGAGGGTGCGGACGGTGTTATAACAATTCCCACAGGTACAACAGTCAATTTAATGAATTATGGCTACATTGATGGAAACCGCACGCTATATATAAATGGTACTGGTGTTGCAATGGTAACGGGCGTATTTTCTGAAATGTCTTTTAAGACGGGCGGCGGTGGGAATGGTGAAGCAAAAATAACTCCGCAAGAATTAGGGTATCGTGGCACACCAATTTTATTTTATGACGGTGTTTATAACTGGGGTAATTATCATAAAAATAACGGTGCGTTTTGGGTTGATATGATATCCAACGAAATTATGCGGCGATATAACACAGATGAAACTAATTTAATCGGCGAAAATCATTATATCAAATCAGCAGGAGCGGCAAGTGCATTTAGAATACCTATTTTGTTTAATCATGACAAATTTGCCGTTGAAATATATTTTGAAATCAAAAACGAAACCACAGCGGAACAGGATATAATAAATAATTTTGACCGTGCAGGGTTCGGAATTTTTACGCAAAATCAGCGGATTAGCGTCGGAATATTTGACAGTATTTCAAACGCATATAAATATATAATACCCGTTGAATATGAAATCAATACAAAATATAATATCACATTAGTGTATAATTCAGAAGATTTAAAATTGTATGTCAATGGTATATTTATATCAAATGTTGCTATACCATTAGGCAATTATAAAAAATCAAGTGTATATCCATTTATCGGTTGCGTTGGCGGCGGTGGTACATATTACGCTGACGGCGCTTATAAATTGTATCGTGTTGCATATCACAACGATATTTTAAGTGGTAAAGATATATTAAATAACAACGCCATTGATAACAACCGATTTATATAATGAGGTGATAACATGGATTTAACTACATTAACGCCGATAACGTATTTAGGCATTTGCCGTGGTGTTGCATTAGATAATACCTATCAAAATACATACACATTTACAAATGAAACAGACCAGCATAATTTTTTCATAAATAAAGCTGTTTATTCGTTTAGTGATTTAACGCCGATATCTGTTAATAATCAAATACGCATACCACTAAATCAAGAAAACTTGTATAATTGCAATTATGTGATATGGCAAAATAAGAATTTTGGCACAAAGTATTTTTATGGATTTATAACTGATATCCAGTTTGTTAATATAAATATGTCAATTATCACTGTACAATTAGATGTTATGCAGACATGGTATTTTAATTATACGATGCGTAAATGTTTTGTTGTACGTGAACATACAAATGATGATACAATCGGCAACAATTTAATTGAAGAAAATTTAGCAACAGGAGATTATATTACATATAACCAAACAATACCAACAAATGAAGAATTGACAGATTTATCTATTGTTATTGCGTCAACTGTTGATATTAACGGCGCACCCGTAACTGGTGCATTATACGCTAATGTATATAGTGGTGTGACATTTAATTCGTTTTCCACAGCAACAGCGGCTAACAATTATATCAAAACTATTTTGGATAAAAACCCTGACAACATAAATGCTATTGTATCAATATTTATGATGCCGAAATATTTTGCAAAAGTTATTGGAACAGATGACCAAAGCAAAATTGCGCCTTATACATGGTTATTACCTAAATATGACGTGACGGGCGTTTTTGAGGGTTATATACCTAAAAATAATAAACTATATACATATCCCTATAATTTTATGGTGATGTCAACAGGTGATAGTAATTATGCTGAAATTCATTTTGAATATTTCAACACGCTGTCTTGCACATTTAACATATATTGTACTATGTCGCCAAATCCAATATGTTTTGAAATACCGTTAGGCTATTTAACCCCAAGTGGTGTTTTAAATTATGATGAAAAATTATCAATTTCGGGATATCCGCAATGTAGTTATAACATTGATGCCTACAAAGCATATTTGGCACAAATCGGCACGGACGGAATTATCAACCGTGCAGGAAATATAACAACATCTGTAATTAGCATTGGTTCAGATATTACAAGCACAATAACTAACCCTATCGGAAAAGCATTAAAAACAGGTAAGAAAAAAACAGGACAGGAAACGCCCAAAATGACCGCAGGGCAAACAGCATTAAGTATCGGTTTAGATATTGCTCCCGATGTTAGCAATACCGCTTTTGATGTCGCTACATGGATAGCGCAATCAAACAGAGCTAAAGCAATGCCGCCACAAATTGCAGGCAATAGCACTGTCGATATCGGGGCGGCACTACAACGAAAGATTTTTTGTGCAAATTATAAATCTATACGTTCCGAATATGCAAAGATAATTGATGATTATTTTACATATTACGGGTATATGACAAAACAATTTAAAATACCTAACATAACAGGGCGCACATCGTGGAATTATGTAAAAACAGAGGGCTGTAATATTACGGGCAACATTCCATTTAATGACCTATCTAATATCAAAACTATTTACAATAACGGGATTACATTCTGGCATGGTGATTATATCGGTGATTATACCCGTGATAATTCTATTTTGTGAGGTGAGAAAAAATGGGTAAAAATGATTATAAACTTAAACCAAATCAGTCAACAATAACAAATACTGTTTTATTTAACGATTATTTCACACGCTTGCAAAATATTGCAATGAATATTTTTAAGTGGGATAATTTGCCCGATACAGTTTCAGAACGTTTTATAGAATTACAACTATTTAGCCGTGGCTATTGCTTGTATTTTAACGATGATGTTATCGGTAATGCGGCGTTAGCTTGCACACTTGCAGGCGATTTTGATATATACGGCATTCCAGTAACACGCCGTCCGTTTGCGGTCAATGGGTACACAGCAACACGAACTAACAAAGACAGCGTTTTAATTTTTAATAATACGTTAATGACACCTACAATAAATACAGTTATAATTTATGCCCGAAAATTGGCAAATATTGACGGTGCAATTATGACCAATATAAATGCACTAAAAACACCGTGCATAATCACGTGCAACGAAAAACAAAAATTAACATTAAAAAATCTTTACGAACAGTATCAAGGAAATATGCCCGTTATTTTTGGTGATAATACACTAAACATTGACGGTATTAACGTTGTTAACACAGGTGCGCCAACCGTATTTCCCGATATGCAGACAGAAAAAGAAAAAATTTATAATGAGTGTTTGTCATATTTGGGTGTACCAGTTTCGCAAATCAAAAAAGAACGTTTAGTAGCACAAGAAGCCTTAATATCTTTTTCAGAAATTGAGGCAAACCAAAACACACAACTTTGTGAACGGCAAAGAGCCGTTGAAAAAATCAACAAAATGTTTGGCACAAATATTAGCGTATCGGTAAACCTTGAATTTTTACAAATGGCTGTCAACGCTAATACCATGGCATTAGATGAAAACCCGATAGACCAAAAGGACGGTGAAAACGGTGAGTAAATACACAACCAGCCTAAAAAATATAATCTTTATGGCAACGGACGGGCAGGAGTACAAAAATTTACATGACCGTATCGAGGCGGCTACAATATCAATTTTTGATTTTCCTTATCCGTTTTACGACATTAACAAAAAGATAACATTTGAAACTAAATTTTTATATCACTTTTTTAACAAAGAAATTGCATTTGAAACTGTAGGGTTATGGAAAATGTATTTGCGCAATACATTAAATGAAATCATGCCGTATTACAATGAGTTGTACAAAACAGTTAACATTGATTATAATTTCTTGAACGATATCAATTTAACAGAGAGCTACACCAAAAACGGTGAATTTACAGAAAATAACAGCGGAAATAACAACAGTACAATAACAAATGAATACAAAACAAATAACACAGGGACAAATACAGATAATTTCACAGGAACAAACATTATAAATTTTGACGGTAAAAATGTTACAACAGGTGAAACTACTGAAAATGGGTCAACAACTGTGAACGGCAGTGGCACTGATGTCAGCACCACAACAACAGACGGAAATACAACAAATAACACGTTGTCAAGTGATTTACCACAGGCTAATTATAATAATCTTGACTATGGCACAAATTTAAACGAACAAAAGGGAACATCAAAAACAACGACAACCGTTGACGGCAGTACAACAAACACATCAACAACAAATATAACGAACAGTGGCACTAACGATACCACAATAACAACAACGGATAAAACCGTTAATACAACCGAGAATGCAGACACTGTTAATACTACTATGGCAACAACGGGAGACGGAAAAACAGTTGGGTCAACGTCCACTGAAAATGCTAAAACTGGAAATAATTCAGAAACCTATTCAATGACCCGAACGGGTTTAAATGGCAGTCGAACATATTCAGAATTGATAAAAGAATATCGTGAAGCGATTACTAACATTGATATGCAGATACTGAACGACCCCGAAATAACTGACCTATTTATGAAAATATATTAAGAGGTGTGATATTATGATAAATCCCTTTAACTATTTTTGCGCACAAATTTTGCCGTTGGTGTACGATGATACTTTATCATATTATGAGTGTCTGTGCAAGGTTACGGCAAAATTGAATGAGGTTATAAAACAGTCAAACATGACCGCTGAAAATATGTTGTCTCTCAAAACATACGTTGATAATTATTTTGATGATTTAAACGTACAGTTAATGATTGAAACAGCAATCAATAATTTAATTGATAGCGGCGAATTTGCAAAAATTGTCGTAAATGAGGTAACACCATTACAGACAAATTTTAAAACAGACAACTTTATTTTTATTGGGGACAGTTACGCATTTTATCCCGATGAAAATACTTCATGGCTTGCGATTTTCAAAAATCTTGCAAAACTCACAGCAGACCAGTATTACAATTTCTGTGTTCGTGGGTCTGGATTTACGCAGGGCGTAAAGTGGGTTGATATACTCAACCAAAACCTTGACAGGGTGAAAAACAAGAAAACGATTACAAAATTTGTCATTGTGGGCGGTCATAACGATTACGGGCAGACCACAGAAATAACGGTTGAAGCAACCAAACTTTTAAACATTGTTCGGCAAAATTTCCCAAACGCTGAAATTCACTTGTTTGCCGCTGGTAATGATATGAATTATACGACCCGTGTTGGTATTAAAACGGCGTATCAGTATTATGCACAGTTGGAAAATATCGGCTACATTTACCACCCTATTTATAACCTTATGCACTTTACGGGGCATTATGACAGTGGTGGGGTACACCCAAATGCAATAGGGTCAACGACTATTGGTAACATGATTTATCAGTCTTTTACATCAACGCACCCCGTTGTGCCTATAACAGCAAATGCACTGGGGCAAAATAACAATGTTACTTATACCCAAATGTGCGATGGGGTGAATGTAGAAGTTGACACGGCATACATGAAATTAACAGACATTGCGCCGTTAAATACAAATGTTGCATTCACAACACTTAACACAACGGCTGGAAATTGGGGTTTGCTCCCAGTGGCTCAAAATACATATCCGAACATTTTTAACCCTGTAGTCAACATAGTGTGCATCGGAAAAGAAAATTCAACCAGTGGGGGCAATGACAAAACATTATTTGGCAAACTGTACGTAAATAATACCGATAATTCCCTTGAATGTTGCGTTTATGGAATTTCGCAAAGTTACGAACGTTTAAGAATGGTACCACACGTTCTGCATATATCCGACATTATATAATAAAATGCCCCGTGTTTACGGGGCGTTTTGCGTTTAGTCTAATATACATGATACAAATATTTTATTTTTACACGGTACATTAAACCAGCCAACACGGGCGTGAACGTAATTATAATGTAATTTTAGAATATTAGAAAAAGTTAAATCCGTTAAATGTTGAATTTTCGCATCATTAAAATTGATAAATTCAACGTCAATTTTACAATCCCCGTCCGTAATATATGCTAAATCGTAAAAATCCATTTTTAACACCTCTTTTCTATTTATAAACTTTTGAATAACTTATCATGGGAAATTAGAAAATTTCAATATTATGCTCTATACAATCAGCGTCAATAATATAGATTATTTTTTTCATATCAAACTCACCGACTTCATCATAAATATTGATAAAATTAAAAAGCGTATCATAAACAATAAAAGCTGACTTTATATCTTTTGCATTGCCTGTTATATATTTATAAAATGATTTAACCAAATAGGTTAAATATATTTCATCGGCGGAGCTAAATTTATCATTCATTTCAATAAATTTAAGAATGCAGTTAAGTTTAAAATCATTATTCATTTTTCATCGCTCCCAATTCTTTTATTATTTCACATACAACGGCTTAATTAAATAAATTATATCGTTTGTATCGAAACGATAATCATTATATTTATTGGGGTTCCCAGTACGTGTATTGATAAATGCTATTGCATTTTCATATGTACTATAACATTCACTTGAAACTGCCTCAATATTACCGCTTTTATCTGTGCAAATTATTGCATATACTGTCATTATACATCGCTCTTTTCTAACATAGAGGGCGGTTATTAGTCGCCCACTGTTGTTTATTCATTAACTATATATTTTCCATTTTCAAGGGTGAAATATTCGGTTGTGTTGCTGTTTTCGCAAATAAACGTTGCCTCTTCATCGTTTTCTGGGAAATGTGAATAATCAGCGGTTACACAATCACCGTCATTAAAACGGTCGTTTTCATTGTGAATGAGAATTGCCCCTAATTCATCACCATTAAAAACTCCAATAATTTTTTGTAAATGTAACTTCTGCACCGTGAACCTTAAAAGTTTCTTTTCTCATAATATCAACACTCCATTTAAAATATTATGTGGTGGGCTTGCAACCGCTCTTAGCCACATTACCACGGCTTATGCCGTGTTGCTCTGTGTTATCTTAAACATCGTATTTACTTGCGTTCTCTATGTTTTTCAAGTCTTATACTTGCATTAGTGTTTTCTTTATATTCTTTATAACGTGCTTTTGCCTCTTTATATGTGTATTCAGAACATTCACATTCCCAACCGTAGCCGTAATTAGTCATTATGTCCCACCTATCAATTGTTTTTCTTGTATTAGTGTTTTTCATAATATCAACGCTCCATTTAATTTATTATGTGACGGGCTTGCAACCGTTCTTAGCCACATTACCACGGCTTATGCCGTGTTGCTCTGTGTTAATTTAAATGTATAAATTTTGTGCGTTTCCAACTGTCTTTAATTCCTATACCATCAAATTCATCACAATATTTATTGTAGATATCAATCCATTCTTCAATTTTGCCATCTTCTATATAGTGTCTGTGTTCTTTAGTCTTAATACCCAACCATGCTAATTTAATAGTTTCAATATATTCCTTTGTGTAATACATCTCTATACCGTTCAATTCTTTAACTAATTGATTATCTTTAATATACTTATCGTTAATTGCATAATAACCAGCAACGTCATTTACAATATAAAATTTAGCATTACCAATTTCCAAAATCTGAAAATATTTCATAATCATTTCTCCCTTTAATTTTGTTTGTTATTTTGTAATCCATCTCTTGACTACATCTATATTATACCACACCAACCTAATTTTGTCAATACTTTTCACTCAATTTCGCACGAAAATTTTGCACAAATTTTGACGCAATTTTTTGAGCGATTTTTGACGTGCATTTCGTGGGGGATTTTGGAGTGCAGTTTCTGGAACCTGTCTCTTATACACATCTCCGAGCCCACGAGA